CATGGGTTACCTAGCCCATTAGATAAATTAAATGAGAAAGGAGAATAACAATGGCTACAATAAATTTAACTGAAGGAACAGAGATAAGAGAAGAACCACAAGTATTGAAACTTAGAGAGATAAGGTTTGCCTTGTACAAGCTAAGAGGTAATGATGGATGTGTTCAATACAATACTGAAGTTATAGATGCCTTATGTAAACGATTAGAACTATTAGAAATGGAGGTGTAGTGTGAGTACAAGTGAGTGGTCATATGTTAGGACAAATTCTAAGGATGAAAGAGTGTTTAGAAGAAATACTAATGAGTCTCTCTCTTTTGTTACAGAATACCTTGACGATAAAAAAATACCCTATGAAGTAGTAAATTCAGCAGGATTAATATTTATAGATAATGAAATTAAAATTAGGTATGTTTATTATTGGAGTACAGGTAGATGGTCTAAAAAGAAAAGAACATATGATAAGCATTACCATAGTAAGGGTATTGACCATTTTACAACGACTTATTTAAATGATTATTCTGATGAGAGACAAGCTAAACAAAAACAATGGGATTTAGAAAAACAAGAGAGAGATGCTAAACGAGCTAAGGAACAAAGTAAAACTGTTGAAGAAAGAATAGCTGAACTTATGGAAAAAAGAGATGCTGTAAATGCAAGAAGAACAGAACTAAGGAGAGCAAAAAATGCAATTAAAAAACTTAGTGGATGATTACTATTTATCCTATGATTTCAAACACTTACGAGAAGAAACTAAGAAACAGTATCAATACTTTCTTAACGTAATGCTTGGAACAAAGATAGATGACAAGCCATTGTATAAGTCTGATGCTACAAAACTGTCTACTAAACATGCCAAGATTTCATATAATATGTGGTGTGAAAGAGGTGTGCATATGGCTAATCATATTATGTCTGTTACTAGGGTTGTGTTTAATCATGGTGTACGAGAAGAACTATGTATTGTTAATCCATTCACATGTATTCGTAAAAGAACAGTTGAAAGAAGGAAGACTGTGTGGACTAAGGAAGACATGCACAAGTTCTTAGATGTGGCATATCGTGATTTTAGTACACGTAATCTAGGACTAATTGGTCACATGGCATACGAATGGTGTCAAAGATTAGGAGATATGCGACTACTAGAGTGGAGTGCAATAGATTTTAATAAACAAACTGTACATATAGAGCAGTCTAAGCGTAAAGCAGACGTATATTTACCTATAGAAGATGATTTATTTGATATGTTAAGACAACAGGAGAAAGACTTTGGCTTTCAAAAGTATGTAGCACCTAGACCCAAGCCTATAAAGGGTGTATACAGACCATATACGTTAACCAAATTGCCTATCTATGGTCGTAAACTGATGAAAAGTGCAGGATTATCTGACGAATTAAGGCTATCTGACTTACGAAGGACAGGTACTACAGAAATGGTGGATGCAGGTGTAGGAATAGGGCAGATTATGGCTGTGACAGGTCATTCTAATCCTAGTAGTGTTAAACCTTACATGAAAAATACATTAACTAGTGCAAATTTTGCATTGACGGAACGAAAAAACCATGCTAAAAGCATATCAACTGCCGACAAGGAAAGTGTATAGCAATGAATAATATATATGATATTGTTAACGACATGGACATATCTAATGGTAATACTAAAAGACTTAATTGCCCTAATTGTGGTGGCTATAATTCTTTTACTGTAACTAATAATATGGGTAGTCTTATATGGAACTGTTACAAAGTTTCATGCAATGTTAAGGGTGGCAGTCGTATACATTTATCTGTTGATGACATTAAGAGTAGCTTTGGTGGTGTCAAAGAATTTGTAGAGGAAACATTCACATTACCTGAATACATAGTTCCCTATACAGGAAAAAGTTTTTATGGCATAGATAATAAACATCTGATGTATGACGTAAAAGAAGATAGAATAGTATTCTGTGTTGTACATAATGAAGTAGTAGTAGATGCTACAGGAAGGTCAATAAAGAATAGAATACCTAAATGGAGAAGATACGGAAAAAGCACCTTGCCATATACTTTTGGCTATGGTAGGGTGGCAGTAGTTGTTGAGGATTGTGTGAGTGCTACACTTGTAGGTAATGATGTATTAGTTGGGGTAGCTATATTGGGTACATCACTTTCTGAATCGCATAAGAAATACCTTGCACAATTCTCAACAGCAATAATAGCATTAGACCCTGATGCATTACCTAAAACATTATCCTTTGCCAAAGAGCTACGAGGTTATGTAGATAAAGTTAAGGTGCTTAAATTAAAGGATGATTTGAAGTACATGAATGAAGAAGATATGGATAGATTGAAATGTATTATATAAAATGGCACAATAAGAAATCAGATGATGACATTTGCCCAAAATGTTATGAGAAAAATATGAAGAGACTAGGAAGAAACAAAAGACTTTGTAGGTCTTGTGATACAAAATTTTTAAACCCCAACAAACTAAGGAGAAAGTAATGGAATTATCGTTAGTAAGAAGTCTAATGGATAAAGAGTTCTATGATGAGCATAGAGGAGCTAAATGTCCTGATAGATTATTTAGTAAAGATGTAAGAAAGATTAAGCAAGCAATAGATAAAGCTATGGAAAATTATAACAGGTCTGTTACACCTGATGAGATTGAAGCATTATTTATTTCTAGCAATCCTACATTTACTACAGCACAAAAGGGTGCATATAGTAGTTTATTTAATATTGTTAAGAGAGAGAAACCAATGGGTAGTGATATAGCACAAGAGGTGTTATCAAAACTATTTCAACAGGTTATAGGTGAAGACATAGCAAATTTAGGCTTTGATTATGTTAATGGTGACAAGTCTACCCTAGAGCCACTTAGAAGTTTGTTAGAGCAGTACGGAGATGATTTTACTCCTAACCTTAATATAGAATGGGATGATATTGATTTGGAAACATTACTAGATAAAAATGATATGGAAGCACGTTGGTCATTCAATATACCTACTCTCACTAGAGTTGTTGAGGGTATAAGTGCAGGACATCTGATTGAGGTGGGTGCTAGACCCAATACAGGTAAGACATCCTTTCATGCTAGTTTAATTGCTAGTCCACAGGGTTTTGCCCATCAAGGTGCTAATTGCATAATTCTATGTAATGAAGAATCAGCCCACAGAGTTGGTGCTAGATACCTGACGGCAGCCACAGGCATGACAATGCAAGAGATTAGAGCAAATCCAAGTAGAGCAAGAGATATGTATGCACCTGTAAAAGAGAGGATAAAGATAAAGGATGCAACAGGTAGAGACATGGCTTGGGTAGAAAGTGTCTGCAAGTCTTACAAGCCTGATGTTGTACTACTAGATATGGGAGATAAGTTTGCTAGGACAGGTGGTTTTTCTAGACCTGATGAAGCATTAAAAGCTAATGCAATATATGCTAGGCAAATAGCCAAGCAACATAGTTGTGCAATGTTCTATATGTCGCAGTTAAGTGCTGATGCAGAAGGTAGGATAGACTTGAATCAGTCAATGATGGAAGGAAGTCGTACAGGTAAGGCAGCAGAAGCTGACCTAATGATACTAATAGCCAAGAACCCTAATACAAATGTTGCAGGAGAAGAGGAAGATAATGAGAGACATATTAATGTAGTAAAGAATAAGTTGACAGGTTGGCATGGTCGTGTTAAATGTCAGCTTGAATATAAGACAGCGAGGTATGTAGTATGAGATTAGTATTAGATGTAGAGAATACAGTTACGGAGAGAGGTGGTAAGTTACACCTAGACCCATTTGAAGAAACTAATACATTAGTTATGGTAGGTTTACTTAATGCCAATGGCGATGAGACTATAGTTACATTTGACCATAGTGAAAGAGAGCCTACACCTAATGGACATGAAATAGTTCAGAAAGCATTAGATGATGCTACTATCATAATTGGACATAACATAGCTTATGATTTAGTATGGCTATGGGAATCAGGCTTCAAGTATGATGGCTCTGTCTTTGATACCATGCTTGGAGAGTACGTCTTACAAAGGGGTTTAAAGAAACCATTGTCACTAGATGCTTGTGCAGAAAGATATGAATTAGATACACAAAAACAGACTACCCTAAAGGAATACTTTAAGAAGGGTTATACAACTAGAGATATACCTCATAGTGAACTTAGTGAGTATCTTAGTGCTGACTTACATGCTACAAAGCAGTTGTCAGACAAGTTATACATTAGATTAAATACTAAGGAAGATTCAACTCTGATGGATACTGTCTTGTTAACAAATGAAGTAGCATGTTGTTTAGCTAGAATATACTCAAGAGGATTTGAAGTAGATGTTAGTGCATTAGATGGTGTTAGACAAGAGTTTGAGAAAGAGAAGAAAGAGTTACAAAAGGCTTTATATGAGCATGTAAGAAAGCTTATGGGTGACACTCCTATTAATCTAAATAGTCCTGAACAATTATCTTGGGTCATATATGGAAGGAAAGTAATAGATAAGACTGAGTGGGCTAACTCTATACACCCATATATGTCTGAGACTGAATTTAGAAAACTAGTTAATATAGGCACAGAGATAGTCTACAAGACAGATGCTAAACATTGTAATGATTGCAATGGTACAGGTTACATCACAAAGACAAAGAAAGATGGAAAACCTTTTGCTAACCCTAGTAGATGTAAGACGTGTGATAATGATGGGTATATCTTTAAGAATAGAAGTGATGTAGCAGGATTAAAGTTTAAGCCACCTAGTCCTAAGTGGGCAAGTGCTAATGGATTCTCAACATCTAAACAAAACTTAGAGATACTAGAACGTGCTTCTCGTGCTAAGGGTATGACAGATAGTGTTGACTTCCTATATAAGGTTAGGAGATTAAGTGCAGTAGATACTTACCTGTCATCCTTTGTTGAGGGCATAGCAACTCACGTTAAGAAAGATAACAAACTTCATGTTAGACTGTTACAACATAGAACATCTACAGGAAGATTTAGTGGAGCAGACCCTAATATGCAGAATATGCCTAGAGGTGGTACGTTCCCTGTTAAGAGAGTATTCATCTCTCGTTGGAAGGGTGGTAAGATACTTGAAGCTGACTTTGCTCAGTTAGAGTTCAGAACTGCCGCATATTTATCACAAGATGGAGTTGCTATTGAAGAAGTCACTACTGGATTTGATGTTCACTCATATACGTCTAAGGTTATTACAGATGCAGGTCAACCTACTTCTCGCCAAGATGCGAAAGCACATACGTTTGCACCCCTCTACGGAGCAACAGGTTTTGGAAGAAGCAAAGCAGAAGCTGCCTATTACAAGCACTTCACCGAAAAATATCAAGGCATCAAGTCTTGGCACTCCAGATTGGCTACGGAAGCTTTGACTAGTCTTATGATTAAGACACCATCAGGAAGGGAGTTTTCTTTTCCTAATGTAGTAAGAAAGAAACATGATACTGTCTCATACTTTACGCAGATAAAGAATTACCCTGTTCAATCATTTGCTACAGC